CGGGGCTTGAAAGCCTGTTTCGGAAGACGCCGATCGGCTCGATTCTCGGTCCGATGGCCGATCGCCAACAGCAGGTTATGTATAACCAGCTTGTTCAGGGCCCGAATTACCGCGGAACGCCTGTTCAACCTACTGGAAACTTCCTTGTGGACGCGGCTGGTCGCTTTATTGGCGACCGGAGCTTCGATCAGGCGGCATCAAACTACGTTGCGGTGACGGAAAACGGCCGGGTTATCGGGTCGTTGGCTGTGGACGCGGCGGGTAACCCAGTGGGTTACACCGGAACGCGGTCCGAGAACGCGCAAATCATGGACCCGAACATCAACGCGGCGGCTGCGGCATCGTTTATTGAGCCTATTGGGACGGGAACACAGAGCGACGGACCGATAGCCACGGCTGTCGCACCGCCTGTGGTCGATCCGTGCCCCGAAGGTTATCGGCTTGATCCCGAAACGCAGGCCTGTGTGCTGGATGTCGTGGAAGAAGTGCAGCCGCAGCCGCAGCCGGTGCAACCGCCGGTGCAACCGGGCCCGATGGTTCCCACGGAGGTGACTCCGACGAGCGGTTATACGCAGCTGGGTGCGATGCCTGCGCTGCAGCCGCTCATGCCGCAGCCTGCTTTTGCAATTCCGCGGCCGATGGTGCAGCCGGTTGTCGTTCCTGCGCAAACTGGACTGGCGTCGCTTAGGAGATGAACCTTCAAACGCTCCCAGAGGAGGCGCTCAAGGAGATCTTGGCGCTCACCGAGGCGAAGAAGCGGCTGGATCTTCGGGAGAAGGCCCAGAAGAACTTCATGCCTTTCGTGCACCACGTGTACGACAACTTTATCGAGGGGCGGCATCATCGGGTTATTGCCGAAAAGCTTGAGCGGGTGGCGCGGGGCGAGCTGAAGCGGCTCATTATCAACATGCCGCCGCGTCATTCGAAGTCGGAATTTGCGTCGTACCTCATGCCAGCGTGGTTCTTGGGCCGAAATCCGAAGCTCAAGATCATTCAGGCCACGCACAACACGGAACTGGCTGTCCGGTTTGGCCGGAAGGTGCGGGATTTGATTGACGACCCGCACTATCGGGAGATTTTTCCGAACACGACGCTTAAGGAGGACAACAAAGGTGCTGGGAAGTGGCAGACATCGGTCGGTGGCGAATACTTTGCTGCTGGTGTGGGCGCTGCAGTCACTGGTCGTGGCGCGGACCTGTTTATCATTGACGACCCTCATTCGGAACAGGACGCGCTGAGCGAAACGGCGTTCGATCACGCCTACGAATGGTACACTTCGGGGCCTCGGCAGCGTCTGCAGCCGGGCGGCTCCATCATCTTGGTCATGACCCGATGGGGAAAGAAGGACCTGACCGGTCGTTTGCTGGAACGTCAGTCCAATGACGTGATGGCGGACAAGTGGGAGGTGGTCGAGTTCCCTGCGATCATGCCTTCGGGCAATCCTCTGTGGCCGGAGTTCTGGGAAAAGGACGCCCTACTCGGGATCAAGGCCTCGCTGCCGCTGGGCAAGTGGAATGCGCAGTGGCAACAGCAGCCGACCGGCACCGAAAGCGCGATGATCAAGCGCGAATGGTGGCGGGATTGGGATAAGGAGGATATCCCGCGACTAAAGTACGTTCTTCAAGCATATGACACGGCGTTCTCGAAGAAAGAGACGGCCGACTACTCAGCAATTACGACGTGGGGCGTGTTCACTCCGGAGGAGGGTGGACCGGACAACATCATCCTTATGGATGCGCGCCGCGGTCGGTGGAGTTTTCCAGAGCTGAAGGAGATTGCCTATGAGGAGCATGAGTACTGGGAGCCGGATATGGTGCTGGTCGAAGCGAAAGCATCTGGTATGCCACTCATTGACGAGTTGCGGCTCCGCGGTATTCCGGCACTTGGGTTCTCTCCGGGCAAAAAGGCGGGGAAGGGCGGGGTAGACAAATACACCCGCATGCACATGGTAACCCCGTTGTTTGAATCGGGCGTCGTGTGGGCTCCTTTGGCCAAGCCTTTCGCGGAAGAAGTGATCGAAGAGGTTATTTCATTTCCCAATGGCGATCACGACGACTTTTGTGATAGCATGACGCTAGCCCTTATGCGCTTCCGGCAAGGCGGGTTCGTTTCGCTTGTTGGAGAGGACGACGCAGAGGAAGAATGGAGGCCCCGTCAGCGGGTGTATTACTAATGGCATTACCCCCTCGCCCCATGGGCTCTCTTGTTGACTCAGGCTTGAATCCGGCAGACACGGCCGGGCTTCCAGAGATGGAAGTCATGGTTACTGGGCCCGAGGAGTTCGAGGGTGGCGCCGAGGTAATCCCTGACGGCGACGGCGGCGCGATCGTACAGGCGCTGGCTCTGCTTGAAGAGCAGGGCATGATGGGTGAGCTGATCCCCTTTGACGCGAACCTCGCCGAATACTTGGACAACGGGGTGCTAGGTGAGCTGTCGTCCGAGCTCCGCGGCCTGTATCAAGACGATCTCAGCTCCCGCTCGGAGTGGGAAGACACCTACGTCAATGGCTTGGACCTGCTCGGCCTGAAGTCCGAGGAGCGCACGACGCCGTTCGAGGGCGCGTCGGGCGTAACGCATCCGCTCATCAGCGAAAGCGTGACCCAGTTCCAAGCGCAGGCTTACAAGGAACTTTTGCCCGCTGGCGGCCCTGTTCGCACGAATGTGATTGGCGCCAAGACGCCTCAGCGTGAGGACCAAGCCAACCGCGTCAAGGACTTCATGAACTACCAGATCACCGAGGTGATGGAAGAGTTCGATCCGGATATGGATCAGATGCTGTTCTATCTCCCGCTGTCGGGTTCGACCTTCAAGAAGGTCTATTTCGACATGACCCGCAACCGGGCGATGTCGAAGTTTGTCCCCGCGCAGGATCTTGTTGTGCCCTACTCGGCCTCGGATCTCGGCACGGCCACGCGCGCGACGCATGTCCTGCGGATGGACATGAACGACGTCAAAAAGATGCAGTACGCGGGCGTGTACCGCGACGTCGACCTGCAGCCTTCGGATGACACTGAGGACAACAAGGTCCGCCAGAAGGTCAACGAGCTGGAAGGCTTGTCCAAAAACTACTCGGATGACGTGCTGACGGTCTTGGAGATGCATGTCGAGCTGGATCTGGAAGGCTTCGAGGACATGAATCCGATGACCGGTGAACCGACCGGCATCAAGCTTCCCTACATCGTCACGCTGGACGAGGGCTCGGGACAGGTCCTGAGCATCCGCCGCAACTACGACGAGGTCGATCCGCTGAAACGGAAGCGGCAGTACTTCGTCCACTACAAGTTCATGCCGGGGCTTGGCTTCTACGGCTTTGGCTTGATCCACATGATCGGCGGCTTGGGCCGAGCAGCAACCAGCTTGCTGCGCCAGCTCATCGATGCCGGCACACTTTCGAACCTACCGGCGGGCTTCAAGGCCCGTGGTGTGCGCGTTCGCAACAGCGACGAGCCGCTGCAGCCGGGGGAGTTCCGCGATATCGACGCACCGGGTGGCAACATCCGGGACGCGATTATTCCGCTGCCATACAAAGAACCTTCGGCCACGCTTGCCAGCATGCTCGGCGGTTTGATCAACGACGGCCGTCGTTTTGTATCGCTCGCGGATCAACAGCTTGGGGATATGAACCAAGAAATGCCGGTCGGCACGACCGTGGCGCTCATCGAGCGTGGCATGAAGGTTATGTCTGCTATCCACAAGCGGTTGCACTACGCACAAAAAACCGAGTTCCGGTTGCTTGCGCGTATCTTCGCCGAGAATCTCCCTCCGGTATATCCGTACGAGGTGGCCGGTGCGCCTTCAGAGATCAAGGCTGAAGACTTCGACGCTCGGATCGACGTCCTCCCCGTCAGTGATCCGAACATCTTCTCGATGGCACAGCGGGTGTCGCTAGCTCAGACCCAACTGCAGCTCGCGCAGTCCAACCCGCAAATGCATAACCTTCATGCAGCCTATCGACGGATGTACCAAGCGTTGGAGGTGCAAAATATTGACGAGATCCTGCCGCCGGTTCCGCAACCGATGCCGCAAGATCCCGTCGCGGAGAACAGCGCGATTATCTCTGGGCAAACTCCGCAGGCCTTCCCGGGTCAGGACCACGACGCGCACATTCAGGCGCACCTCACTCTGCTGGAAATGTCGATCCTGCAGCAAGTACCGGCGGTGCTGGCTGCGTTGACGGTGCACTGCATGCAGCACATCGCTTTGAAAGCGCGGGAGCAGGTTGAGCGCGAAGTGGCGACAATCGTCACTACCCCGCAGAAAGAGATGCAGCAGCTGCAG